GATAAACCTCGAAGCCAACTTGTTCAGCCGAATCTAACAAATCAATGGCATTGCCCCATAAGGGTTTGCCAAAGAATTTTCCGCAAATCCAATTCGGCAAATCCACACATTGCATGCCATATGCCCCGTCATAGTTCACGCCTGCACCACGATTGGCTAGGTCAGTGACGAACATGACGGCTTCATTCGCTGTTGTCATTTTCTACATCCTTTCTATCTAAAAATGGACTAAGCACAAAAGCAATGGGCGCTAGTACTACCAAGGCAAATACACAGATGACTAATTTAAGCCTTTCCATGTCTGTTCACCTTTGGTTCATAGTAATGCATGGCTTGCTCACTATCAGAAATCCCGCTGGTCGTCGGATCATTGATGATCCCGACTACGGTCAAGATGGACATAACTGTTCCAAAAGTGGTCTCCCAATCTTTCGGCACCCAATTAAACCCTAGTTGTTGCGCCAATAACACCACCAACGGCACCAAGGTCCACCAAAATGTTTTATTTCGGAGTCGTACACCCCAGTTGATTTTATTCATATTTCTACCCCTCCTTCATAGGCAATTGAATATAGATTTGGTACATGGTTTCAATCTCACCATTTCCACCTAAAATCTTATAACTATCAAAAAGTTTGGCAATCTCTCTACGCTCTTCCAAGGTTGTCCAACCACGGGCAATCGCTGTGTCTAAATCCTTGTAAAGCGTGTAACGACGGCTACTTCTACCGCTGTTTTTCAAAGTGTCCATTTCCTCTTGGACGGCAATCAAGCTAACTTGGTTGTCATCTGCGACTTTCTTTAGATTGGACACATCATCCTTGATGTCTTCCATACCCTGTTTAAGCTCGCCAAACTGAGCCTTATTGAGGTTATTAGACCGTGCTGCAAGATAGCCAAAGCCACCAGTTGCGATGACACCAATAGTAGGTGCCACCGCTCCGATGATGTGCAAAATTTCGTTAGGCATAGGCTAATTCCCGTTTTCTGGTGCAAGCTCATCCAGCATTTCCTTGACCACTTCACGCAAATTCCATAGCTTTGGAACCTCCTCAAAAGTGGCAATCCCACCCGCAACTCGACGGTACCAAGCTTGTGCAACAACGTGTTTCTTTGTAAATTTCATAGTAAATTGTCCTTTCTTGATTAAACTAATTCCTGTCAAAATTGTATTAATAAATCCCATGATCTATTCCTCAATTTCTACCTCAACATCGTGAGGAGTCGTGTCTTTTGGAACATCCTCTACTACTTCTGCTCCAAATTGACCTGCAAAACCAGTAAACATAATAGTTAATTCCGCGACTGCATCATCAATCTTATCTTGCATATCAGCTTCTAACTTCACAAACCGCTCATTACGTTCTGTTTCGGCAGACCGTAGCCAATCCTCAATAGATGTAAATCGTTCATTCTCTGCCCGTTTAGGGAAGAAACGATTGTAAATATCATCCGCGCCTTCTTGCACCAACTCATCATTTGATTTGTTGATAGAATCTGCAGGCAAATGACAGATAAATTGTGAACCTACCTCATCCGTCAAAATGAGCTTAGTTTGTTTAGGTGAGCCGTCAGAATGGTATTCTAACGATTTTTGTAAAAATAAAAAGTCCACGTTAACCTCCTTTAAATTAACCAAGTTATTGTAGTTGTGAGAGATTCATTTAAAAGATAAGACTCGATTTGGCAAATGCCCGTCGACTTAATTCTCACAATGCGGTCATTACCACCATTTGTAACAACACGGAACACCGCATCTGTGCCAGCGACTGGTAAAAGAGAAGTCGGAATGGTTCCCAAAGAATAATTAGACACAAATGATGTACTTGATACTTTTATCCTAAGCGCTACCACAGCCCCTTCTTGCTTGTAATGGACACCATCCACTCCAGTAGAAATCCATGTCGAGGGTTGGACTAAAGCTACTCTCTGCCAAGGTTTCCAAGCATTATTCGCCCAAACTCTGAAACAACTCATCACACCATTAAAATCAATCGCTTCTTGCAAAGACCAACCAGCATCATGCTTGGTGACACGGACATATTTCCAATTGTGCGCTCCAACAGCGGTTGGCGGTTGGTTGGCCAGGTTGTTACCACAGTAGAGTCCTGTTTCTTTATAATTGTTCCAGTCACCCGTTGCAATAATTGCAACACCGTTATTTTCGGTCAACTTATGCTGCTGTATCGGTTTATCGTTCGCATATATATCACCCTTTACATCAACCGCCCCACGCTCTCTAACTTTGTTAATGCCGACACCGTCTTTATCGTAACTAACGACCACTGATTCCGTTGGAACGGACACTTTAAATGCCACATCATTTACAAAGCTATCCGACAGAACTCCTAGCACCTCGAACGAGGAAAGAGAACTATAAGTTCCTGCCAAAGTTGCTTGAGAGTTGATAAGTTCCGCTATCGTAGTTGCGTCTATATTGGCGGAACTGTTATTAGGGGTAAAGCTCCCGCCTAATGCAGCCGTACTAAAATTCAGTTTCAAACGATTGTTCTGTCGACCATTCCAGGTAAGGGGAGCTATTTTTACAGACCGTGACACTATCAATTGGTTTCTCAAAGACCCCCCTCGACTAACTGTAAAGGATAAAGCAGGAGGATGATAAGGAAGTACTGTCACCACTCTATCTACTGAATCGGACACTCTATCACGACTATCTGTAACCGTGGTACGTATGGTGATTTGACCGTGATAATTCATAACGCCAAAACTGCCTCCCGTAGAAGTCACGACTTGATTTTTGCCGACAATTTCCGAACGGATACTTTTGATAGTCGAACCGTAGATGCCGTTAGCAGATACATTGATACTAATATTGGACAATATCTGCGCAAACGCTTGATTTCCCAATAGTGCACTTACCTTTGTGTTGGTGTCCGTCAGAGTGATCGATTGAATAGACGGTTTTACATGAGCTGGGACTTCCCCACGAAACGGGATGAATAAGGTTGAAAAAAGAGAATCTCTCCCTCCTACAACCGTCCACCTATCCAAAATGATGTACCCTGTCCCATCAAAAGATTCTGGGATATCATCCCAAAAATGATTAGGTAGGGTGAACTTAAAGCTAGTAGCGGTTGATTTTGTCGCTAAAATCCCCCTCTTTCCATACCAATAATAGGACAGACTATATTTATCTTCTGAATAATTTTGGGAAGGTTTGACGAGGTTTAGCGTATTACTACTGCCAATAGGACTGGTAAAAGACTGGACATAGACGTTGGCATTGTAGGTATCGTAATCATGGGCGAAACTGGGTACTCTAAAAGGAATAGCAATAGCCTGTTGACTTCTGTCAAAAAAATTAGTCGCAATATTAAAATACATAGTGGCAGGATAGGTATAAGCGTATACATTAGGTTCTTCAATATAAACAAAGCCTAATTCTTCATAACTTGGGTTATAGGCGCTTCCTTCAACCTGTCTGTTATATTCATCACTTGATATCCCATCGTAATAAGTATTTGTATCTCTTGAGACTGGGTATAATTTCTTGGTTAGAGGGATTTTCTTTTTAACTCCTTTGGAACCTAGTGAAATCTCAAAAAAGGCTTCTCCGCCAGAACGCAAGTCCACAGCTTTGAGCATACGAACGTAGAAAAATATACCGTAGCCTGTCGACTTTGGTTTATTATCCACAACCTTCAACCCCATTGCTTTAATGTAGGAGCCGATTTCAGCTATATACTCTTTTTTTACATTATCGTAAATATAAAAACGATGCCCTGCATCTCCCGTGGATTCTTGTCCTGTTTTAGAGTTCCGATATATTTGTTTTATGCCTCTTGTTTCTAATGCCATGTGTTCTCCTATCCTATATAACGAATAACATTCATATCCAAATTAACGACGTGTTGTTCTGTCCGAAAACGACCAATCTGTAAACTTTTGGTAAAGATACCATTATCAATATGGATAACACCTTGCGATATATACATAACCTCTTTACCCGCCGAAAGCATAGAGATACGGTTTTCTGACACTCGAATAAGGGCTGACCCATCGTTTTTTCCGATAATCAATCCTTCGTTTGAACGCGTCATGTAGCTATCTAAAAACTCAACACGCTCTGCGAATTGACCTAAATTCAATTCAATAGCTGCGACCCGTTTGGCTGCTTCTACTAATGCTTCTTGGTTTTCTCGGACATTGGCACTCTCGACATCTAACATTCTTCGATATTCGCCTATAAGCTCATTAACCGCATCAATCGACGCCTTAGCTTCAAGCTCTGTTTCTGCTAGTTTTGCACGCTCCTGTAGAGCTGTGATTTGTTCCTGAGTTAGAGCTTGGTCAGCTTTGGAATCAAGGTCGGCTTGTATATCTTTAAGAGCGGGGGTAGGAGTTGTCGGGATAGACCCATCTTCTAGTTGAGGGTCACGGATATAAAGCACATCCCCGACCTCCCAGCGACCTGTATGATTATAGAAGATAAAGCCGTGCCAACGGTTAAACTGTACCTTGCGACTACTTGAATACCGCTTCCAAGCTGTCGTCACATCGATTAATTGATTACTTGCATTCTCAAACGCTTCACAACCATACTTCAAACGAACGGACTTCGAACACTTGATATCCACCGCAAAAGTCATCACCTTTCCTTGCCAGTCAGCGCCTCTGAGATCAAACAAATCAGCACCCATACCGCCTGTGCCAGCACCTGTACAAGTCGCTTTCAGGTGATAGCCACTTTTTGCCATAGCATCCACTACTCGCTCAAACTTCCAGCTGGATGCGTTGGTAAACAACCTGCCCAGATTAGCAAAATCAAAATCACGGATATAATTCCGCCCACCAACCTCAATCTTAGCCCATCTATCGGCCCAGCGATACTTGGTCTTATCTGTGCTGTCGACTTGCGTGTGGTCTGAGTAGTGTCCAATATACCGCTGACCATTATCTGATGTTGTAAGACCAGTACCATCTGCACTATCCGAGTAAGCCCAATGGATGTATGGAGTTCTACCATCAGCGCCTTTGGGACCAGCTATACCCTGGTCACCTTTTGGACCTTGGATTCCCTGTGGACCTGTAGCCCCTCGGTCACCCTTATCTCCTTTTTCGCCTTTCGGTCCTGGTGTTAACTCGATGGCTTCTAGGTCTTTTTGAGTGGCTAGTAATTCGCCACGGACTTTTAGGATTGGAGTATCGATCGATATATTTCCATCTCTGTCGATTGTAAAGACAGGTCGGGTAGTCCCTGGAACAACGATTTTATCAGCTTGTACCACGAAGGCCTGCAGTAACTCTGTTATTATCCTGTTTGCTACAAGTTTCCGCATCCATGCATCATTGTCGACTGTAAGAGAGCCGATTTTAGCCGATTGGATATCAGCAACTTTGGTCGTAAATCCTTCAGCCCGGACAAACTTGGCTACTAATCGAGCAAAATCACCCTCTGCTGCATTTAACAAAGCCGTTGTGATTGAACCATCGACAATCATATCTACCCCGGTCTTTATCCTTGCTTGAGTATTAGAAATGCGGACAGCGCGAATGTCGGTGTTATTAGATGCAACAAGCGCAATCGCGTAATACTTTGCCGTCAATGCAACTTCTGGGATAACCAAGGAGGTATCAATTAAACTCCCTCCAGAGTTGATATTTATTGAAACTGCCCCACCGACAGCCACCCTGTTTTTGTTCTTGTCAAAGAAATGAACTTCTACCCTCAAGGTTTGGGCTTTTGTGGATTGGATTGAGCCAGTAATCTTTAACTCATCACCTCTCTTAATCGGATTCGGCTCATAATTTGATAGCCAGAATAGATTATCGGTAGATTCGTTGACATAGTAACCATCCGCATCAATGCTTGCCTTGGTTAGTACATGATAATCTGGACTGAGTTTAATCAAGTTTTCACTTGGTGCCCCTAGGTAAAACTTATTGGCCAATAGGGTAGTGACACCCTTGTCCATGATTAGTAGACTGGCAATATTTTGAGCTGTAATCTCCTTAGTACCTAATTGGATACGGCCTGATTCAGGGTCGACCGAAATATCCGCTTGAGATACTTTTTGAGCTAGTATCTTGGCCCATTCGTCAAATTGCCTTAGCTGACTTTGCTTGTCCGCCTGGTATTCAGCAGCTGTGCCATCCAGACGCTCACTAATCTCCTGCTTGATACTGTCGGCATACTCTGCAGCATCTACCTGCACCTGTTCGATAGCCCCTGATAGCTCAGTTGCTCGTCTATTTAATTCCTTATCGGCCTCTTCCAACCGTTGTTGTAATTCTGCATCGATTTGGGTAGACATCTGCTCGATTTGCTTGGTTAAAAAACCTTTGTAGCTATACTGAGTGTCATTCCCAGCCTTACTGTCTGCGCTAATCTTAGACTTTAGACCGCCCTTGAAACTGAAAGATTGACTCAGAACAGGGACTTTGTAGGTCTCGTTTTTGTTTGTTTTGAGCGTTACCCATTGACCGACATCTAACTTCAAATGACCTTGCCAATCAAGCGAAAATGGATAATACTTGATTTCTTTTAAGTCGTAGTACAAGTCATTAAGATATTCTTGACTCATCAATGGATTTTCAAGTTCTAAGGACCGACCGGTTCGTAAACCTACAGATAACTCTTCCTTATCTTTCTTGCAAGTAATACCAGCAATCTGATATTGGATCTCACTCTTGGTCAATCCATGCAAAAAATAATTATCAGCAGTAACAGTGATTCTTGAATCTGTCAGACCACGGATTTCCAACTTCCCCTGCCGATTAAAAAAAGCAGAAAAGCCAAGTAGCTGAATGACTTGGCTTAACACTTCTCTAAAAGTAATATCTTTTTTATCTGGTTTTTCGAGGACACGTTTTTGCACTGTGCCCAAAGCAAGCGCGCTCTCTTCCACTTCAACGCCCGTCTTTACACAAATCTCTCGAATAACATCCCGAATCTGTGCAGGATAGGTTAAATCAGAAACATAGGGCTGGTTTAGCTTGAACATGCCGTCCATCAAGTCCAATTCGGTAGTATTCCTGTTGCGGTCAATACTGATGTCATTGACAAAATACTCACCCATGGCGACCCATTCATAGCTATCGCC